ACTATCAACCAATACCTACATTCAAATCAACAGTGAAGTATTCAGAATAAGAGAGATCAATGGCACAAATCTTTTAGTACAAAGAGGACAGTTCGGCACTAAGATTACTGAACACTATGCTGGCACTACGATAAGTCAAGTTGATGCACAAGACAGTGCACTTATTGAGGTCGGAGATGAGTTTGGTTTCACAGAGAGTAGATCATTCTTTGATGTTGACGGATTAGAGTACAGCACTGTTCAAGGTGGTGATATCTAAATAATTAAAAATACACCGAATACTCCGAATATTTGCCCGTCATTATTTGGAACAAAATGTCAAACTCTTATGATGCTATTGATAAAGCACTA